AACGGAAACGGATCGAAACCTGTTGGGATGGCTGAAATCGTCGCTAGGCGTCGAAGCGAATCCGGTCTCCCGGATGATGTTCCCGCCAGATGGGAAGCCTTACCGGGCGATCAGCCATTTTGAGTTTGGCGGAAAGCTGACGATGCCCGTTGCGGAGGCCCGAGAAAGGGCAAGGAGGGCCGTTCAGGCGGCAATGACGCCACCGACCATGCAGGACACGGAAGCGTGGATTGCGGCGCTCTACGCGGCCACGGCGAGGCGAACGGAAGGCGAGACGAGCCTTGAACTGATCCTGAACCTCTACGCCGGAACCTTGACCCGCTATCCGGCTGACGTGGCGAAACAGATTTGCATGGATTTTGCACTGCGCCGCGAAAAGCCGAATTGGTTCCCGACGCTGAGCGAGATAGACGAGGCCTGCGAGAAGGCGACCAACCAACGCAAGCAGCTTTTGGAGAGCTTGTGATGAAGGTTCTTGTTTGTGGGGGTCGTCACTACAGCGACCGCGCCAAGGTGTTTGAGGTTCTCGATTACCTCCACCTGAACAGAAAGCCGATAACGCTTCTGATCCACGGGGCGGCGACCGGCGCTGACAGGCTTGGCGAGGAATGGGCGAATGATCGAGGCGTTGAGCCGGATGCCTACCCGGCTGCATGGGGCGACCTGACCGCAAAGGGCGCAGTCATCAAGCGTCGTAAGGACGGGAGTTCCTACAACGCCAATGCCGGGCCAACGCGGAACTCTAAAATGCTGGCGCTCGGAAAGCCCGACTGCGTCGTGGCGTTTCCAGGCGGTGACGGAACGGACAACATGATTTCTCAAGCAAGAATGGCGGGTGTCCGAGTTTTTGAGATTGCGGACCCAAGGGAGCAAGCGGCATGAAGCGAGACGAGTTTGATGCGGTGATGAAGGATTTTCACGCCCGCATGAAGGAAATGCAGCCCGCCCCGAAAGCCACTAGCGCAGTCAAATACGGGCCGCCTGATTGCCGGATCGTCACCCCCGAAGGTCGCGCGCTGATCGAGCGAATGCGCCAACCCTAACCCAACCAAACCCGTAACAGGAGAAGATGATGATCTGCCGAACATGCCAAGGAACAAGCAGCATCATGTCGCGTGGTCTGCCACTTGAGTGGTTCGATTGCCCTAGCTGTTCAGGACACGGCGCGCGCGTTCAGTTCGGGCCGTCGGAAACACGAATTCACGCGCTTAAGATAAAGAAACCAAAGCGTTAGCCAAACCCAACCAACATAGAATGAGAGCCAGAAACTATTTCTCTCAGGGTGGTTGACCGTGGGTGTGATTGGTGTAGGTTGACCGTATGAAGGTTCTCGATCTTTTCAGCGGTATTGGTGGGTTCGGTTTGGGCCTGGAAGCGGCCGGAATGGCCACCGAAGCCTTGTGCGAGATTGAGCCGTATCCAAGGAAGGTTCTTGCCCTCCGCTGGCCTCAGACAAGGTGCTATGACGATGTACGAACCCTCACGGCAGATAGACTTGTTCGAGACGGGATTGCCTTGCCAGACATCATCTGTGGCGGATTTCCATGCCAAGACCTCAGCGCGTCAGGAGACCAGAAGGGCATTGGCGAGGAAACTCGCAGTGGCCTTTTCCGCCATATCATCCGGCTTGCTGTTGAAGTTGGCTCCGTGGGCCAAAAACCATATCTCCTCTTTGAGAACGTCACACGGCTTCTCAGCGGCCCAGCGGAAAATCCTGGAGAATGGTTCGGCGAGTTTCTCAACGCGCTGGCCGAGATCGGGTACGATGCAGAGTGGTTTTGTCTATCCGCTGCCTCCATTGGAGCGCCGCACGAGCGGGACAGAATCTGGGTTGTTGCCTACCCCCACGAAACACAACTCGAAAGAGGGGGCATATCCCGCCGAGTATACGAGAAACACGCCGACTTTGGCGACTCATGCTGGGGGCAAGATAAACCCGGAGTGGTCCGAACACTTGATGGGGTTCCCTCACAAATGGACCGCGTTGGATGCCTCGGAAACGCCATTGTCCCTCGAATAGCCCAGATCATTGGGGAAGCAATTATGGAGACCGTAAATGCCTAATCTGACGAGACCCAGCGCAAAAACAACGCAAGTGATGTGCAGCGCCTTTCACCATGTCGCCAGGCTAGGCGGCGATCACCATGACGGAATGGCTGCTGCTTTCATTGCGGCCAGAACCTTTCGTGAAAACGTGGAAACTTACGGCACGGCTGCCTACGAAGCAGCATCCGCTGTGATGCGAAAAAAGAACTGTGCTTTAGTGAAAGCAAGTTCGGATGGGGTTGACCCCAAGGTTGACCCGTGTATGGTGCCCTTATGAACAAGCGACCAAACGTAATCAGTGTCCGCCCCCGAAAGGGATCAGAGTTGGAAGCTGTCTGGCTTGAATGCCAGCGAGACATCGCCGTCATGCGCGAAAAGATTCATGCGTGGGCCAATGATGCCCGCAAGGAGAAGCAGCAATGATCGACCATCACACCGAATACACCCACGGCCTCGCCTCTGACATGCGCCGTCGTCATCTCCCGCCTTCGTCAAGCTCTGCGGGTTGGGACTTCTCCACCGACTGCCCTACCACTACCGGCTATCTCCGTAACATCCTTCCTGTTCTGGCCTTTGCCGTTGCAGTGATTGGATTGATCGCCATTGGATCGAGGATCGGGCTGTGACTGATTCCCCCAACTTCCACGAACGTCTTGAGGGGCTGGCTCGGGCTGCGACGCCGGGGCCTTGGTATCTCCGCACGAACCGACATCCGGCGACGAATGGAAACGATTGGGGATGGCTTGACGCCTACCCGCCCGGTGGCCGCCAGTCAGCGCCAGAAGGCGTCGCGGTAACATGGGAAGCGGGCCGCCAGTCCCGGCACAACGCCGCCTACATCGCCGCCGTCCACCCCCAAGCCATCCTCGCTCTGATCGCTGAGAACCGGGCGTATCGGGAGGCGCTGGAGGCGCACGATCGGTACATGATCGATGCCGGTTACGAGGGGCCTGACAGCTCGTCCTTGCACCCCAAGGCCGCCGAGAACTGGCGTCGTGTCCGCGCCGTCCTCACCCCCATCCAACAAGGAGGCCAGAGCCATGAATAGCTATGTGGTTGCGGGTTTGTTGCTGATCGTCATCGGGCCGCTTCTGGTGGACGGCAGCCCGTCTCGGCTCGACCGGGCGGTCGCCTGTGGATTTCGCCTTTCAGTCAACCTCGCCGCTGCGGGGCTGATGGCATGGGGTCTTATCAAATGACCTCCCAACCAACCCCAGGCGAAGTCCTGAACGGTGAGAGCGTCCGGCTTCTGCCATGCCCGTTCTGTGCCGGAGCGGCATCTCACCACGTCAACCGCGACCGTCATCGTAATGATGGCGAACATGACATCGAATGCGACAGGTGCGGCGCGGCTATTAGGAAGGAGCTGACCAAGGCTGACGCCATCGCCGCATGGAACACGCGCCAACAACCCTCTGGTGGTCAGGACGGGGGCGGGGAGCTTGAGCGGCTGAAGGAAACCCTTCTCGAAGAGGTCGCCGTTGCCGCCGAGCAATCTGATGCAACGCCCATGGAGCGGTTTGTCGCCGAGGCGCTGTGTTCCGACGACGCAAAGGCGAAGGGCCTCGTTGATCGGGTGTGGGTTGTCAGCCTGCCCGACGCCCGCAAGGCCATCGCGGCGGTCGAGGCCTTCGCCCTCGCTTCCCCCGCTAAAGCAACTGGCTGGCCGTCGAGGGCGGATGCCGAAAAGCTGCCGGTCGTCGGGACCGCGCGACGCCGCCCTCATTGGGATTTCTGGTCGGTCCACTACGGGCCGCCCGTGGATATGGATGGCTATGAGACTGACGGGCTGGTTCGCCTGTCGGACGTACTCGCCCTGTTCACCCGCCCTGAAGATGAAGGGGCGGCGTGATGACTTTTACAACCGAACGGGTCATCGCGAAGGTTCGGAAGGAGCGCAAGTGCGAGGCCTGCCGCCAAGCCATCGAGGTCGGCTCGCCCGCTATCGACTGGTCCGGCACGACAGACGGCGACTTCAGCCATGTATCCTTCCACCCCGAATGCCGGGCCGCTGAGATCGCCCTGAACAAGGCCGCTGGAACCGATTGGGATGAGTGGTTCGGCCTGTCGGAAATGGAGTGGGAGGACTGGCAGTTCATCCTCGATGACCACCCCGTCGTGGCCGCTCGCGTCGGCATAACGCAGGCCAAAATCGATGAGGTCGAGGCCGACCAAGCCGCCTGCCGCGCCGCGCGGCTCGCGGCCTCCACCACCCCCCATCAAGGCAGAAACCCATGAATGAGAAGAACGACGAGGGGCGGTATGACCGCGACCTGATCGACCGACTTTCGGCTCAAGACTGGCGCGGCGTTCAATCCACGCTGTTCCGCCTCACAAAGAGCCAAGCCGAACGTCTGCAAGCCGCCCTCTCCCCCAGCGAGCAGCCGGAGCCTGTGGCTTTGCCGGAGACGCTGGACTGGCTCAAGGTAGACGGCGGCGCGCTCTTCCACGAACGCGCATCGTTCGGCGACTACGTCCTAGACGTCACGCTGGGTCACGATCAAATCTGGGCCTACCGCGTGAACAATACCGGCCGCTTGCATTTTGATGGCGAAGCGAGCGCCAAGGCCGCCGCGATGGAAGACCTCAGGGGCCGTCTTTCGATCCGATGGGCCGCCGCGCAGAAGACCCTGTTGCTCTACGCCCAACCCAGCAAGCAGACCGGCGGGGGTGGGGTGGTGATCCCTCGCGATCTCGCTGAGGCCGCAGTTGACGCGTTCAGGAATGATTGTCGGGACGCCCGCGCCGATGAAATGGAAAGCTGCCTCTCTACGAATGAGGTGGGGTGATGGCCGACAGCATCGGCCCAGGAAAAACACGGTTCATCCCGAATGACGACGGCTCTCTTTCGCTGAGGCGATGGAACGACCCCGCATGGCAGACGCGCTTTGCTGACGCCCATGAGCTGACCGGTCATCGGGCCGGGGAAAACATCACCCGTCTGCTCGCCAAGGCCTACACCATGGGCATGGAAGACAAGGCGACAATCATCAAGGACGCCCTGTCATGACCCTCCCCACACCTACAGGGTCGGCTCCCGATGATGGTTCATCCGCTGCGCGGATACCCACCGAACAGACGGTGAAGCCCGCCGGTCTCATCGAACGGCTGGAAGCGGCTGAGGTCGGGTCGCGGGAACTGGACATGGCAGTTGCCGTGTCGCTTGGTCAGCCCTTTAAGCCTGAACGATTTCTGCCCACAGGCCGCTATCGTGAGAACCTGCGCATTGCAGCCGAAGCAGACCCCTACACCACCTCCCTAGACGCAGCCCTGTCTTTGGCAGAGCGGGTGGGGCTTTCTTGCGGTGACCTTCTTCACGCGGCATGGCGGCGAGTGTCGCTTCGCTATCGGCTGCACGCTGAGTTCTGGAAGCCCGAACACGGATCGTACCCAGCCGCTGTAGCCCTCGCCCTCTGCGCGGCAATATTGAAGGCTGTTGACGACGAAGCGGCCGCCCGCATATCCGCTAGACAAGAAGGGGGTGAGGGATGAGAGACCAAAGAAACTGAAAATACCTGTTGCGTCGATCTGACGTTGGTGTATGGTCTCAATACCGGCGCAGGGCATGAAGCACTAGCCGGAAGGAAACAGACAGATGATCCTCCGAACCAAAGCACAAGTTTTGGCGTGGGCTGAATCAAACGGCGTCGAGATTAGCTATGAGCGCCCTAGCTTCATGTCCCCAATCCATCACGTTCACGCAGACATTATGGCGGACGATACCATTTTTCGCGCCCATGCTCTGCACAACCTTAGCCTTTGGGATGACGAGAAAGCCCCCGATTGGGCTGCGGTTGGAAAAGAGCTGATCGAGGCTGATCTTGGTCAATGCCACATTGACGGATGTGAATATTGCAATCCTGAATGGGAAGATGAATGACCACCGACCGCATGACTAGCGATCAATACCGCCAAGCCCTATCCACCCTCAACCTAACCCAAGGACAAGCCGCTAAATGGCTAGGCGTAAGCCTCAAGACATCGCACCTGTATGCCAGGAACGGGCCAAGCGGTCCTGCGGCCAAAGCGATCAGCCTCGCCATAAAATATGGGCTGGAGTGAAATAAACGCTTGCGTCGTTCTGACGTTGGTGTATGTTGGTTTCAACAAGGAGAGACAGACATGGCCAGCCAAGAATACGAAATACAGGTTGAAGAGTACGGTCCGAACGGCGACGAAGAAGATTGCCTGTGGGGCGTTCAACAAAAAGGCAAAACAGTTTTTGTCACCGACGTTTATGAGGAAGCTGAAAGCTGGATCGCAACCCAGCACGATTCCGCTACCTCAACCGTCGAAGGCCCTCTGGTTGGTCCGGTGGCTTGGCGCTGATGGGCTGGCAAGTAAAAGATTTCGCGGACGGCTGGATTGATGTCGCTGATGAAGTAGAGGCCTGCAAGCTTTCTGCGGAGCATTCCGGAGCCGCGATCCGGCTTAAACCGCTCACACATGACCGTGTCATCGGAGACCGCGAATTCGTCGGCCGCATCAAGCGCATCACTTGGACCGACCTCAACCCCTTCACGCAAGGCTATGTCGAGGCGCTGCTTAGTAGCGTCGATCTTGTAGGCGAGCGGCTGGATAATGTTGACCCATATCGAGCGCCCGCCTTTTCCGACCTCGCCCCGGAAACCCTCGCTCGGATCATCGCGGACTGTGAGTTGTCGCATTCGCATTGGTGCCTGCCGCATCGCGCCTCGGACGGTCGCCGATTCTGGGACATGCGCCAGAACCCCGGAAACTGGAACAACTCGGGCGTCTTTCCGGTCATGACCATCCTGCTAGGCGACGATGGCAAGGTGAGGTTCGCATGATCCCCGCCGCAAGCGCCAACCCCTAGACACCACCCATTCCAACTGACGGGAACACAAACCCAAGCGTGACGTTAAGAGCGCATGCCCCTGCTCATCTTCGCAATCATCGTGCTCCTCGTTCTCGCCCTGATTATTTTGGCTATCGACATGCTTCCTGTCGGTGATGGTCGAGTGCGAAACCTGATCAAGGTTGTGGCAATCGTAATCGCCGCGCTGATCATTCTCCAAAGATCGGGTGTTGCAGGAATCTAAGGGGCGTGTAATCTGTTCCGGCTTTCCCCAAAAAAGCCAACTGGCCCTGCTGACTTTGGTTGGCGGGGCTTTTCTTTTGTGTCATTCTCTACTCACGTCCTGAATCCGGGACGGTTAGGAGAAGACACCATGCCTATGATCTTGAAGACCGTCGAAAACGAATGGTCGCCTATTGCTTCCGACAATCCGCACCATGTCACGTCAGACGTGGTCTCTTGCTCTTTCTCCCGCTATCCTGACGGTAGCGGCGCTAACGCTCTGATCTATGTCAGAGACAATGCGAAGAGCGCACTGGTTCCCGGCTTTGTCGAACACGAAAAGCATGTCTCATTTACAGGAACGGCCTATCTCATGAACGAGAACGGAAAAACTATCTCTTCATTTACCGCCCGCACGAGTGGCGATGGCGGCACTGGCTGCTAGGGCTCAGCTTTTGATTCTATCGTTAGGCCCCTGCTGGGAAACTGGCGGGGGCTTTTCTCTGCGGCCTTGATATTCGCAACAAATATAGGCACAATCCAGCACCTATCTAATGCCGTCTGGAGTTCGGCCATGATGTATAAGACCTCTAAGCCGCTGGACCCAAAGCTTGTCCCGCAGCATAAGCGCGTCGCCATGAACCCGAACACGAAGGTTGGCGGTCCCAAAGGTAAGCCTAAGGGCATGGCCTAACCGCCCTTCGGGGCTTTTTCTATATCTGGAGACGACATGACCGACTTTCGTAATGACCAAGGTACCGGCGTTGTAACTGCCGATGGTTTCGTTGGCCCGCTGACCGGCGCAGCTACCCTTTCGCAATCCTCGACTATCGGCGGCAACCCGTTCTCGGGTGTGAAAGCCGTTCCGATCACCATTGTTGACGGTTCTGCTGCTGGTACGTTCACCATGCCCACGAACGCCGTTGTCGAGCACTACTACATCGACAATCCGACCACGATTCCCGGCACTCCGACGAACACCAACCTGCGTCTTGGCTCGGCTGCAAACGGCCAGCAATACGTCGCTGACGTGGACGTGAAGACCCAAGGCTGGATCAACGCCACGGTCGTCTATGCGGGTCGTAAGCCTGCCACCACGGTTCACTATACGGTTGCCTCTTCGGGCGGCACTGCCGGATCGCAAGACGGCACGGTGAACCTTTACATCGCATACTTCGTTACCGTCTGATGGACGCTGTAGCGAAACGAATGGCGGATGCGGCTCATCAAATGGTGGGCCGCTTCACCGACACCCCGTACCCTGATTGGGATGGCTCTACGGAGTCCCTGAAGGAGTTCTGGCGTGAACTGGCCCGCGTGACCCAAGACGCCGACCACGCCAAGCCCAAGGCGGAACCCAAGCGGAAGAAGAAGTGACCAACGTCTTTCTCGCCCTGATCCTTATTTCGATCCTCTGCATCGGCGGTATCTGGATCGCTTCGCATTGGGATTGACCATGCGTAGCCAGAAGACAGACGAAGAGCTTCGCCGGATGATCCAAGCCCGGCAAGGCATGTCTGGATACAAGCAAGCTGTAGAAGCCATCCGCGAAGAGCTAAGGCTGAGGGAGCAAGAGCGTGCGAGCAACTGAAACGATTGTCGAAGGCTGGGGCGGTTTGGGAGTGTGTGAAGGGTTTGGCGGCCTCCGATGACCGCTGAAGTCATTGAGGTTACCGGCATCTCCAAGCTGGACCTTCCGCCAGAACGTATCTTGGCCCGCGCCGCAGAGGCTGGCCTGACAGAGGTGGTTATCATCGGATTTACAGAGGATGGAGGCGAATGGTTTGCTTCGTCATTGGCGTCAGGCCCCGAAGTTCTTTGGCATCTTGAGCGCGCCAAGTTCCGCCTTCTGCAAACCGTCGATGAGCAAGCCGACCGACTTGTCTTCCCGCCAAGCCTAGTCTATCTTCAATCATCCTTTCGCGTGTAGCACCTTAACGGTAAGCCGGAACTGGATAGAGGAAGACCCGATGGCCGAAGCCGCCAAGACTACGGAAGCAGTGACCGCGCTTGAAAGAGCGACAAAGGCCGCCAAAGCCGAGATCAACAGGCTGCAACGCAACCGATACACCGATCCCAATACGGGATATTCGTGCGAAGGTTTGGGCTGGAAGAACCTTGAAGCGGTATCGAGCGCCGCTGTTCTCGCCGTGTTGATGGCAATTCGTGATCCTGGGATGGATGTGGGTCTGATTGGCGCTGAACAGGTCAATATCCAAATGCGCGGACCAATCAAGGCAGACTATTTCGCTGCTCAAGATTCCTTCGCCGCCATGATCGATGCCATCCTTGCCGAAGAGCGGGAGGCTGCCTGATGGCCGACACCAAGACTACTGAAGCGCTGCTTGCTGAAGGCAGCGAAGCCTTCCAGTCCATTTACGACCGCATGGCCCCGCATATCGAACAGATGGCCCGACAAAGGCGTGAGGCTGACCTTTCAGTCTTTGGTCGCCTTCCTGACGCGCCAGAGGTCAAAGCCTGATGCCCGGCGGTCGCCCCTCAATCTTCACACAAGAGCTTGCAGACGAGATTTGCACCCGCCTCGCTAACGGCGAAAGCCTGCGTGCAATCTGTAACAGCGAGCGTGACGATTTCATCCCGTCTATCGGCACTGTGCTGCGTTGGGTAACCGAACAGCCTCAGTTTCGGGAACAATACGTGAAGGCCAGAGAGATTCAGGCCGAGACGCACGCGGACGACATCGTGTCTATTGCTGATGGATCGGGGGCCGATGACAGCATCAAGACCGCCCGCGACAGGCTTCGGGTCGATGCACGCAAGTGGGTGGCGTCCAAGCTCCTGTCCAAGAAGTACGGGGATAAGGTCGAGGTCGAACACAGCGGTTCTGTCCAGACCGCAACGGACGACCAGCTAGAGGCTCGGCTCAAGGCTCTGATGGAAAAGGTAGCGCCATGAGCGCCGGTCTAGAGTTGGTGACGGCAATGCTGGGTCGCGCCAAACGCCAACGGGTCATCCGAAACGACTTTCAAGAAGGCGTCATGGCGGCGCTGCTGATGCTGGCTCCAGATATCACGCGCGAGCAGTTTGACGAACTAATGATCGACAAGGCCAATGCTTACGCGGATCAGCGAGAGCCTGAGTGAGCCTCTCAGTCTTTGAGAAGCGTGAGCTTGTCGAACTTCTGGAAGAGAAGGACCGTCGCCAGCGTCGGCGCAAGCTGTGGGCCTACTATCCCGACGAAGGCCCGCTGAGGCGTGAGCTATATCCGAAGCATCTGGAGTTCTTTGCTGCGGGTGCGAAATACCGTGAGCGAGCCGCGATGGCCGCTAACCGGGTTGGCAAGACTGAAGGCATCGGGGCTTATGAGGTCGCTCTACACCTGACGGGCTTGTATCCCGATTGGTGGACGGGCCGCCGTTTTGCTGATCCGGTCAACGTGCTGTGTGGTGGTGATACCGGAACCACGACTCGCGACATTATCGTCGCCAAGCTGCTAGGCCCCGCGAATGATCGGGGAACCGGCATGGTTCCGGGCGACTGCATCACGAAGGTTCGTCCAAGCGCGGGCATTCCTGACGGCGTGGACTTTGCCCAGGTGCGCCACGTCACAGGCAAGGAGAGCATCGTCCAGTTCCGGTCCTATGACCAAGGCCGCGAGGCATGGCAGGGAACAGAGCGTGACGTGGTTTGGTTCGATGAAGAACCTTCGCAGTCCGTCTACACCGAAGGCCTTCTCCGTACAGCGACGACCAAAGGCCTTGTGTTGGCGACCTTCACCCCGTTGCGCGGCCTGACGGACGTAGCATTGGGCTTCCTGCCGGATCATGGCGGCAAGTTCTGTGTGCAGATTGATTGGGATGAGGTCCCCCACTTGTCGGATGAAGACAAGCGCGACCTGATGGAGTCGATCCCGCCCTATCAACGCGAGGCGCGAACCAAGGGTATCCCGGCGCTTGGGTCTGGCGTCATCTATCCGGTTGCGGAGAGCGCATACCTGATCGAGCCTTTCGAGATTCCCCGCCACTGGCCCCGCGCCTACGCGCTGGACGTGGGCTGGAACCGCACGGCGGCGCTATGGGGTGCATGGGATCGCGAGACGGATACGGTCTATCTCTACAGCGAGCATTATCTAGGCGAGAGCCCGCCGCAGGTTCACGCCGATGCGATCAAGTCGCGGGGGTATTGGATACCGGGTGTTATTGATCCTGCAAGTTCTGGGTCCAATCAAAAGGACGGAACAGCGCTGAAGGATGAATACATGGCGCTAGGTCTGGACCTTCAACCGGCGGACAATACGGTTGAGGCTGGCATCCATGCCGTGTATCGCAGGCTCGCATCTGGACGGCTCAAGGTGGTGAAGACCCTCACTAACTTCATGGGCGAGATCAGGCTGTATCGTCGTGACGAGAAGGGTAAGATTGTAAAGGAACGCGATCACCTTATGGATTGCGCCCGTTATCTGATAATGTCCGGTCTTGGACGCGGCGCGACTGAGCCGAAAGAACACTTTGACGACATTCGCCCCGTCTATGGGCGTGACAGCATTACGGGGTACTGATCGTGTCGATGATTGAGCCTGACGAGCCTAACGAAGCCTTCATGGACAACAGCGTTGAGCCTGATGCGCTTGGCGTTGCTCTTGATGGTGTGGAGGACGAATACGAAGAGGTTCCTCTGATCCTGTCGCTGGCTCAGGCTGATGGCGACATCACCGACCTGATCCCGGAGGATAAGCTCTCTGAGCTGGGCCGTGAATGCGTCGAAGGCTATACCGACGACGACAACGCGCGTGCTGACTGGAAGCAGGGGACGGAGAAGGCTCTGGCCTCCGCTGCACAGGACTCGCCCGCTGCGAAGTCTTATCCGTTCGATGGGGCGGCTAACGTCCAGTATCCCACGATCACCGTAGCCGCACAGCAGTTTGCAGCCCGTGCCTATCCTGCCCTTGTGAAGCCGGGTCAGGTGGTAGACGTGGCCGTGATCGGCGTGGATCGTCAGGGCCTGAAGGCTGCTCGGGCAGAGCGGGTCAAGACCTTCCTCAACTACCAGATTTTCTACCGGATCAAGGATTGGGAAGGCGACACGGATGTTCTGCTGAACCAACTCCCGATCACGGGCTGTGGATTCCGCAAGGTGTTCTTCGACTACCAGACGCGCCGCCCGTGCGTGGAGTTTGTCAACGCGCTCAACCTGATCGTTCCGCAGGATGCGAAGAGCCTGGATGACTCGCCCCGCATCACTCAGGTGTTTGAACTGTTCCCTTGGCAGATCAAGGAGAAGATCAGGCTCGGCATCTACCGTGAAGCAAACTTCATGGCGACGGCTGAAGGTGAACAGCGCCAAGGCGGGGAATACGAAGAGCAGACCGCCCGCAAGGTGATCGAGCAGCACCGCCTGCACGACATGGACGATGACGGGATTGAAGAGCCCTACATCATCACCGTGGACGTGGACTCTCAGGAGGTCCTTCGCGTTGAGGCGGCATACTCGGAAGTGGACCTGAAGAACGGCCCTGACGGCAATCTGGCCTCTGTCGAGCGTTGGTGCCCGTTCGTGAAGTACAGCTTCCTTCCCGATCCCAAGGGCCGTTTCTATGACATCGGCTTTGGTCACCTGCTGGCCCCGATCAATGCGGTGATCAACACGATCATCAACCAACTTCTCGACGCCGGTAATGCTCAAGTGGCGGGCGGCGGTTTCCTTGCGCAAGGCCTTCGCCTTCAGGGGTCGGGCCAGACCAACACGCTGCGCTGGCGACCGGGCGAATACAAGGTGGTCAACGCGCCGGGCGGGAACATCGCGCAGAGCATTTACGAGCGCACCGTACCGCAACCGTCGCCGGTACTGTTTGAGATGCTTGGCATGTTGATGGACGCGGCGAAGGACATTTCGTCGGTCAAGGACGTGCTGACGGGCGAGGCTGGCAAGAACCAAACGGCGACGGCTACGCTGGCCCTGATCGAACAAGGCCTCCAGACCTTTACCGCGATCTACAAGCGCATCTATCGGTCGGCGAAGCGTGAGTATGAGCTGCTGTATGAATGCGTGGCGCGGTACGGCGATCCGATGGAGTATCAGCGGGTGCTGGACGATCCGAACGCTATTCTTCAGCAGGACTTCAACGAAGAAGACCTTGACATCCAGCCGGTGAGTGATCCTCAGACGATCACGAACATGCAGAAGATGGCTAAGGCTCAGTTCATGATGCAGTTTCTTGGCAAGGGGCTGGTTGATGAGGAAATCCTGAAGGACATTTGGGAGGCAGCGGGGATCAAGGAGACGGATCGGTTCATCCCGAAACCACCGCCGGGACCGCCCCCGCCTCCTCCCCCGCCAGACCCCAAGACCCAGAGCGAGATTGATAAGAATGTTGCCCAGGCTGGCAACTACGAAGCGCAGACCGCCAAGAACAGGGCGGATGCGATGAGGACTTTGGCCGAAACAGCAGAGAAGGTAGTCTATGGACAAGGACAGTTGGGACCAGTGGAGGGAGAACCCGGTTACGCGCTGGGTTATGGAGGCGCTGGAGATCAGGGCCAACCAATGTGAGGAGATTTGGAAGGGCGTCAGTTGGGAAGGCGGGAATTGTGATCCGCTGCGACTGATGGAGTTGAGGACGACGGCACTAGCCTACCGCGTTATTGCGGATGCAGAATTTGAGGGTATCGAGGAAATCCATGACCATTCAGCCAATTGAGTTCAACGTCTTGGTTAAACCCCAAGAGATCGAGCAGAAGACCAAGGGAGGAATTATTCTAGTTGACCAGACTGTTGAAGCCGACAAGTACGCACAACAACGCGGCGAGATCATCGCTGTATCCCCGCTGGCCTTTAGCTATGCGGACTGGCCCGAAGGAACGCGGTTGCCCAAGCCGGGAGATATTGTATTCTTCGGCAAGTACTCTGGGACTCTGGTCAAGGACGATGACGGCACTGAATACCGTCTCGTGAAGGACAAAGAGATTGCGGCGGTGATCCAGTGACCGGCTGGGAAATTGAACGCATGATGATGCAACAGGCGGCCATCCTGACCCATGCGGCAGGCGGGCAGATCATCGTGACTGCTGAGACTATGGAGCAGGCCAACAACTTGGCGCTGTTCAAGGAGCTAGACCCGTCAACGGGTAACATGGTGTTCCGAGTGGAGAGCACCACACAGAAGGAGACCGAGCAATGAGTGACGTTCAAGTAGGCGGTGGGGGCGGCATGACCCCTGACGCAGGCGGGATTGCCGTAATCGTTGGCGACGGTGGCGCTGGTAGCGCGCCGACTCCCGACGCTCCCGCACCATCCGAATCGCAACCGGAACCGGCACCGTCTCAGTTTGACCCCGAGTCTCTTGCGCGGGACATGGGCTGGTCTCCGAAGGAAGAATATCGGGGCCAGGAAGATACATGGATTCCCGCCGACGAGTTCATCAAGCGCACCGCCAAGATCAACAAGGCTCAGCGTGAAAAGCTGGACCGGATGGAGCAGTCCATCGAGAAGATCGCGGCGACTTCCGAGCGCGTGATGAAGGACCGGCTTGCCGAGCAAAAGCTTGAGCTTGAGCGCCAGTTTGAAGCGGCGGTTGAAGTGGGCGATGTCCGCCTTGCCAAGCAGACGCAGCAACAACTCACCGGGCTGGAGCGTCAGGCTGACAGCGGCCCGTCGCATGTGGATCGCTTCAAGGCCGAAAACACGTGGTTCCAATCGAACGATGAGGCCACGGCCTATGCCGTCACGATTGCGGGCATGGAGGCGCAGAAAGGGGCCAGCCCCGACAAGCAGCTTCAGGCGGCCCGTGATGCCGTGCAGAAGCGGTTCCCCGAACTGTTCCCGTCGATGTCCCCAGCCCGCACGCCTCCTGTCCTGCAAGGGGCCAACCGCACCGCACCGCCCGCCAAGAAGCAGTATGCGCCAGAAGTGAAGCGCGCCGCCGCCGACATGGTTCGTCGTGGCATGGTCTCCAGCGAGGCCGAATACTTCAAGGCGTTTGACGCGGAGAACTCGTGATGCCGCGCGGCCAATATGATCGTTCACGTTTCAAGAAAGACAGCCCCATGACCGAACAAGCCACGACCCTTCAGGCATCTACACAAGAAGCCGCCGCTCCCGCCTTTGTCCGAGAGGACAGGGTCGCCGAAGTAAAGCAGACGCGTCGTCGCCGTAGTGATGGTGACCTTGATGCTGGTCTTGTCCTTCGTCTTGGCCTGCCGCCGGGCATTCAGGAGAAATACCCAACCGATGAGTTCCGGTGGGTTAACGACGAGGGTAATCGCGTCCACTTCTTGACGACGCGCGACGATTACGACATTGTACCAGAAGTAGAGGGACGCCCGGTCGGTACGACCATGGACGGAAAGCCTATCAACGCAGTTCTCCTTCGGAAACCCAAGGAGTTTGCTGAGGCGGATCGACGCGAAAAGCTTGATCGCACCAACCGGCAAGAAAAAGCCGTGTTGGCTTCGGCCGATCCTGAAAGCGCATGGGTCAACCCAGACGCAGCAATCTCACGGGCTGGAAATCTCCACGCCCTTCCCGAAAACCAAATCAAGGGCGGTTACGCACCTTGATGGAGACGCAAAATGGCTAACGTCAATGCGCCGTTTGGGCTTACCCCCTGGAACGAGCGTACCAACGCGCCGTACAGCGGCGGCGGCAATACTTATTTCGTGCCAGACACGGATAATACCGCCCTGTTCATCGGTGACCCCGTAATTCTCGCTGGCTCTTCGGGCAATGCCCAAGCCGGTGTTGAATCCTACTCCACCGTCACGCGGGCCACGGCCGGCGCGACCAACCGCATTACCGGCGTCGTGGTTGGCTTCCAGCCCTCCCCGGCGTTCACCCCGTATGGCTATCGTCCCGCAAGCGTGGCGATGAACGTCATTGTCGCTGACGATCCCAACCTGATGTTTGCCATTCAGGCAGATGCGGACGGCATCGCTGCTACCAATGTCGGCCAGAACGCTAACCTGACTGCGGGTTCGGGTTCCACGGCTACGAAGAAGTCTGGCTTCATTCTGGACGGCACTACGCCCGACCCGGATGCAACCTATCAGCTTCGTATTCTGGGCCTCGCGCCGCAGATCAACAACGAGTTTGGCGCTTACGCTCAAGTCCTCGTTCGTATCAACCTGCCGACCGAAGCTGGTATTGCCAGCGGTCTCGGCGTTTAAGGGAGGGCTTAAGTTATGGGCGTTATTACTCGTTCCAACCATCCCGACGCTCTTTGGCCCGGCGTAAAGGTCTGGTTCGGCAAGGAATACGGACAGTTCCCGCGCATCTGGTCGGAGTTCTTCAACAAGAAGCAGTCCGACAAGGCCTGGGAATACCTGATTGAGGCTACCGGATTCGGGCTGGCCCCGGTCAAGGCTGAAGGCGCGTCGATCGCTTACGACTCGGATCAACAGGGCTACAAGAACACCCTGTACCACGTCGTCTACGGTCTGGGTTACATCGTGACCCGCGAAGAGCTGGAGGATGATCTCTACACTGAGGTCAGCCAAACCCGCGCTTCGTCGCTGGCCTTCTCCATGCGTACCACTGCCGAAATCGTTCACGCCAACATTCTGAACCGTGGCTTTACCGGCGGTTCGTATGCGGGCGGCGATGGCGTCGCGCTCTTCTCGACGGCTCACCCGACCCTCAGCGGCAACCAAGCGAACACGCTTGCTGCGGCTGCGGACTTCTCGGAGGCCTCCCTTGAAGATGCGATCAAGGTGCTGATGCAGATGAAGAACAGCCGGGGCCTCAACATCCCGGTTACGGCCACGAAGCTGATGGTCCACCCGACCGAAGCTTTCAACGCCGAGCGTGTTCTGAAGTCGAACCTGCGCCCCGGCACTGCGAACAACGACATCAACGCCATCCGCAGCATGAATATCCTGCAAGACGGCTTTGTCGTTAACCCGTATCTGTCGGACCTTGACTCGTGGTTCCTCAAGACGGACGTGCCTAACGGCTTCGTCTCGATGTGGCGTCGTGAAGTCGAGCTTGAGCGTGACAACGACTTCGATACCGAGAACGCCAAGGCCAAATCCACCATGCGTTTCGTCCCTGGCTGGGGCGACTGGCGGGGTGGCTTCGGCGTCGCCGGGGCTTGATAAGTGCTTGATTTCCCTGCGGTTTTAATCGGCCGCAGGGATTTCATCAAGGGATAGCAATGGGCATTCAACCTGACAGCCAAGGCGCTCCCTGTTATCAGCCGGGCGGGACATGGAGCCAGTGCGACCGTTGCTCCAAGAAGCGCCGTCGTGCTGATGTAGCCCGCGAGTGGACGAACCTTATCGTCTGCAAGGATACCTGCTGGGACCCAAGGCCTCCGCAACTGGACGCTCCGAATGTCTGGCCTGAAGGCATTCCCCTTCCTGACATCCGCCCGCGTCCTAACAACCTATTCATCGACGTTTACGAACCAATCAACCCGGACGATCTCTGATGGCCACCTCTGGCGCGATTAACGAGACGTTCACGGCGCGAACCTGTATCTATCAGGCGCTCCAGATCATCACCGTGTACGGCGGCAATCAGACCCCTACGGATGACGACGCGAACACCGGCCTGTTTCATCTGCAATGGATGCTGAAGGATTGGCAGGCCGACGGCTGCAACCTCTGGCGGACAGCAGAGGAGACGTTCACCTATGTTGCCGACCAACGGACGATCATCATGGACCCGCGCGTTATGGACGTGCAGGAGCTTCGTGTCCTGATCCCGCAGAATGTCGCCCCGCCGAATCAACAGACCTACTTCCGGCCGCTGGCTCGTTGGGAGCTTGGCGAATACAAAAGCCTGCCGAACCCGTTCGTTTCCGGTAGCCCGACGATCTTCTATTTCGACCGCAAGCGCGACACGACCGAGCTTACCATCTGGCCGATCCCGAACATTGAGACGACGCTTTACGGCACTGTTGCTCGCGTGATCGAGGATGTAACGGACCTCAACCAAAACATCGACGTTCCGCAAGAGTGGTGTTCCACGATCACCTATAACCTTGCGTCGCGCCTGCTTGATCCGTTCGGCATCAGCGATACACGTCCGATGCTGGCGCAAAGTGTTCAGGCCCGCGCAGCTATGCTATACGAGAAGCTGAGCAACTTCGACAGGCCATCGGCTGTCTTCTTCAAACCCCAATATGTAGGGAAATACTGATGTCTGGCGCTCTGGTCTTCATTGAAAACGACACAACCAAAAAAGCCCTTTGGGTCTCGGCAGACAATCCGCTTCCGACTACGGGCGGCGGGGCTACCGGCCCCGGTACGGCTGCGGCTGCAACGCGCGTTACCTTCGCCTCGGATGCCCCTACGCTTGCCGTCGCTGATGCTGGCCTGCTTACGGTCCTGCCGGATGCTTACGAGACTGTAGCCGCCTCCCAGACGGCGCAAACCCTTGGCGCAACGGGGGCCGTGGGTGATTTTCTCGCTGGCATCCTGATTGTTCCGGCCACGACCTCGCCCGGCGCGGTTTCGATCATCGACGGAAACGGATCGAATATCACCATCTTTGCGGGCGGCGCATCGTCGGTTTCCAATCTCGTGCCGTTCTTCGTTCCCATTCAGGCCAAGTGCGTTAACGCGACTACGCCGGGCTGGAAGGTGACCACGGGAACCAACGTTAGCGCGGTTGGAACCGGGAACTTCACCTAATGCTTGGCGCGTATGTCTTCGGCAATTCGGCGGCTATGGCGAGCGGTGCAAAAACCTACGCGCAATTTCAAGCGCAGATCGATACGCTGGCTACGAACGGTTCAGTAGGCTTCAACAGCGGCATTGTTGCGGGCAAATTCCGAACGACGGCAATAGCCGTTAGCGGAACCATGCAAGGATCGTCTTGGGTTCCTCCTATCCGGGCGTCTGTTAGTGCCGTGAGCCGAGCTATCCAACACGGTATGCCATCTCAGGCGGCCTTTGATGCGGTGGTAGCCGCCGGTTACGAAAGCTATTTCGAGACGTTTGATGATGGTTCTAGCGGACCTGATTTCTTCTCGGAAAATCGCAACGGTTATACATCGATTGGCACGACCGCTACGGCCACATCCCTCCGCATGTCCGATTTGATCTATTGGGACGGCACGCAAGCCCAACGCATGAACCCCAACGCCAATACTGGCCCGACGCCGTACACTTGGTAGCCGTCTAATGCCCCCCGCCATCCTCGGCACGACCTATGACAAGCGCGTCACCGGAAAGCTTCCTGCTATCCGGCTAATCAACCGCTATGTAGAGCAAGCGCAGGTCAATCAGCTTTCTGGCGTGGCGATCCTTCCGCGTCCCGGCCTTGAGTTTTTCGATGATCTCGGAACCGACGTTCGGACACGGGGCGTATTCCGCTGTCCCGGCCTGTTCAATGATGACCTGTTTGCAGTGTCGGGAACGGAGTTATTCCGTGAAGGCGTACCGGTAGGATTTGCCGCGCCCCTTACAGAAATTCCGGGCGACGACCTGATCCGCTGGGCGGCTACCGATCTTGTCGATGGCATCTGGTTTGTGGCTGGCGGCGGTCTGTTCCTTTACGACGGAACCGATGTTGCTCAAGTCGAAACGCCGGATGATGTCGAGGCGACCGACGTAACCGAAATCAACGGCTATATCATCGTGCAGGCCGCTGGATCGGGCAGGCGCTATTTCATCCGCCCCGGCCTGATCGTCATTGACCCGCTGGACTTCTTCACGGCGGAAAGCAGCCCTGACGCTGGCGTAGCGACCGTGGCGACGGCTCAAGAGCTTTGGCTCTTCGACGGCATCAGCGCTGAGGTCTGGTTGCCTACGGGGGCGTCAGACGCTCCGTTCCAACGATACCAGGGCCGCATCTTCTCGCGTGGCGCAACCTCGCGCGACTGTGTGATCCAGTTCGACAATACCGTATTCTTCGTAGGCGAGGACAGCGAACAGGGCCGTATCTGCTACCGTGCCGGTGACGTTCCCCAACGCGTCAGCACCAACTCGATTGAAGAGCGGTTCAGGCTTTCGGATGCCGACTTCTCGGCTGTTGCCTTCATCCTCGACGGACACGCGCTGTATCTGGTCTCGTGCTCGCAAGGCACCTTTGCCTATGACGTAAGCACGGGCTCTTGGTGCGAGTGGGAGTCCTATGGGCTTGAGCGGTTCAGGGGCCATGTCTGCGCCACGGGTGCCGGGCAGAAGATCATCCTTGGCGACAGTCAGACAAGTCTTCTTTACACGCTGAACCCTGCACGGGGGAACGATAACGGCGATCCGATTGAAAGGGTTGTCGGCGGGGGCGTGCCTATGATCGGGCGTCGCTCAATCGACCTGCTTTGGCTCATGTGCAACACGGGGGCCTCCCTTGACCCGGAGGCGTTGCCGGTCATCAGCGCCAAGTTCTCGCGTGACGGCGGCTTTACCTACGGCGATCCGATTCAGGCGTCTACGGGATTCATGGGCCAATACAATCTCCGTGTCATGTGGACGCGTTGTGGCCAGTACGCACAGCCCGGCTTCCTGTTTGAGATTGTCGATAGCGACGACGTGCAGATCACGCTACAGTACGCAACCGTCAACGAGGCGTTCTGATGGTTGTCCGTCCTGTAGAAGTAAGCCCTGTCCAGAACGTCTTCCCGATTGTCGATCCCCAGACGGGTCGGGCGACGGAGACGTTTCAATACTTCCTCCTGAAAATGTGGGAACGTACCGGCGGCTTCACGGATGATTTCTTTAGCCTGCTGGAAGTCTCCAATCTTGGCCAAATCCAAGGTCTGATTGCTGGCGCTCAACTTGAGGCGCTAGAGCGTAAGCTGGGTGACGCTGCGGCTTTGGGTCGCTTGTCTTCATTCGACCGCGTGTCCGCCGAGATCGAGACTATCGACCGCAGGCTAAACCTGTTTCAAGCCTTGGTCGCCTCTCAACGTCAGCCCACGCAAAGCAGCGGGCTTGTCGTCATTGATGCGCCGTTTGACTATGTGGTCAATCGCGACTCCCCGACAATCACAGTCTATGCCTTCGGGGGTGCTGGTGGTGGTGGGGCTGGCAGCGCGACGCAGGGCGGCGGTGGTGGAGGCGGGGCAGGCTTCAGCGTCCAGACCTTCCAGACTGCCGCGCTTGATGATGTGATCTCTGTCGGCGTCGGGCTTGGTGGCGTGGGCGGTACATCCATTAGCCCTGATGGTGGTGACGGCGCAGAGACGACCTTTGGTGACCTTCTGGTAGCCAAGGGCGGGAACGGGGGCCTAGGTGGATCGACAGGCGGCCCTGTCACGGATGCATACGGAAACCTCTATCAGGGCGGGCCGGGCGCGGACGGGGCGACGGTTACGCCTAATAGCGCCGTGAACACCTATCCGGGCGGCCCCGGTGGCGGTGGAGGTGGCGGCCCTGCTGATGGCGTCGGAGGCGATGGAGCGGCCGGAAACTGGCGTTCACTGCTTGCTGACGGCGGCGGTGGCGCTGGCGGTCTTGCTGGCCTTCCGGGCACAAGCCCTGACCGTTCAGACCAATTCCTTGCTCCCGGCCTTGGCGCTGGTGGTGGTGGTGGGTCTACTGCTGGTTCTGGTGGCAATGGCGGGACCGGCGGCCTTGGTGCGGGGGGTGGTGGAGGCGGGGCTTCCGTGACCGATCCCGGCGATGGCGGCAACGGAGGCAATGGCCTTATGTTTATCGTGGAGAATCTCTAATGGCGACCAATGCAACCGGCTTTGTAAGCGCGTCAGTTCCAACCTCTGCAACAGTGATGGTTGCGGCCGGGGCGAATGAACAGGTTCTGTTCACAACAGTGATCGCCTACAACTCGGACTCTACCTCTCGGCTTTTGACCCTCTATCAGGTCCCAAGCGGCGGCACTCCGAGTGCATCAAACCTGTTCCTCAAGCAAACGATCTACCGCACTCAGTCGGTTACGATCCCGATTGGTGCATTGATCGTGGCCAACGGAGCAAGTCTGTATGCCCAATGCGATGCGGGGTCGGTGGTTAATCTGTCGATCAACTTCTATCGCTCGGATCAAGTGGCGTGAGGCAGGCAACAGAGGCGGATATTCCAAGGCTTATCGACCTCGGAAGACTGTTTCATGCTCGCTCACCTTATCGGGACAAGTTCTATAATCCCGAAAGGGTGGCACAAACGCTGAAATCTGTTATTGAAACGGGTACTGTGTTCGTTTCGGGTGATCCGATACACAGTATGGGGGCGGCGATCAAAGGGCCGATGTGGTTCTCCGAAGGTGAAGCAGCGCAAGAGTTGTTTCTTTGGGGCCAAGATGGCAAGATGATACGCGAAGCTCTGGAAGAGTGGGCTACAGGTCAGGGGTGCGAAAGCTTCTCCATGGTCTGCCTTGAGGACGGCAAAGCGGCGCAAATGACGCGGCTTTACAGGATGGCCGGGTATCAACCGGCTGAACGTCATTTCCTCAAGGCTCTTGAATGGCAGCACTCACCTCAGCACTGATCGCGGGAGCCGCGACCCTTGGCGGGGCCGCGCTTGCGTCGAACAGCCAGCGCCGCGCCACGAATGCCGTTACGTCTGCTGCGAATGACAGCAATGCGCTTCAGGCTGCAATCTTCCAGCAACAACGCGATGACCTCGCGCCTTGGCGCGCGTCGGGCGCATCTGCGCTAACCGAAATCAATCGTCGCCTTGGCCTTGGCCAGCCCCAAAACCAGACCGTTCAAGGGCAGGGCGTCGCGCCGGTCCTAAACAACCCGTCAATCCCGATGCAGGGAACGGGCAGCGAGATTTACGACGGCCGGGTCATGCCGACGAATATGGTTCAGGCTGGCGGCGATAGCATCACTCAATCGATGGCGGCTCCGTCTCAGCCCTACGACAAGCCCCAGATCAACTACGGCGAACAACCGGGACAACCGACGCAGCCCGTCCAGAACCCCGGCCCCGCTGGTAGCTCTTCCGACCCCCAGAACCGTTACGGCGGCTTCTATGCCTCGCCCGGCTATCAGTTCCGCATGGACGAAGGAAACCGGGCCATCACGGGCAATCGTGCGGCGAGCGGGATGCTCCAATCTGGCGACACGCTGCGGGCTTTGAATCGTTACGGGCAAGACTACGCATCGAACGAATACAACACCCAGCTTAACCAACTGTTCAATGTCGCAGGGCTTGGCCAAACGGCGACGGGGCAACAGAATGCTTTGTCGTCCAACTATGCAAACAACGTCACGGCCAACAACCAGAACTCCGCGAATGCCCTTTCTTCGTCCTACGCGAACCAAGGCAACATTTGGGGTAACGCGCTTGGCAACATCGGTGGATATGCGGCCTATAGCCTAGGCAATCGCAATAACAATTCTACCGTTCCTAACGATCTTACGGGGCTTTATTGATGGTTGGGCTTGTTGACCCGCAAGGCACGACGAACGCCTTGGCGACGGGCTTTAACTTCATGCAAGGCATTGCTCAGGATCGTGCACGGCGCGAGGCCGGTAACGCTCTGGCATCTGGCAACGTGAACTCTGCGATCAACGCCCTTGGTGGAGCGGGCGACCTTCAATCTGTGCGCGCGCTTCAAGCAGATGAGCGCACGCAATCTGAGGCGCAGCGAGAGCGAGAACAGGAAGAGCGCACGCAGAAGCTGACCTTCATTGGTCGTGCTGCCGAGTCTATGCGCCGGGTTCCCGCCGATCAACGCGATCAAGCATGGCAACAGCTTCGTCCTGTCTTTGCAGACATGGGCTATCCGCCTGAACTTCTGGCGCAAATGGACTCGACACCAAAGACGGACGAGAACCTGAATTCTGTGATTGTTGCCGCTGGACGCGAGGTTGAAAGCCCCGCCTACCAAAATGCGGGCAACGGCTATTTCATGCGCTCCGATCCTTACGGAGGCGGTCAGCCAGAGTTTATTCGCGCGCCGGTCGATCCGATGCAGCAGCGTCTTCTTGAGGCACAAATTGCCGCTCAAGAGGCGCTTGCCGGTCAACGTGGGGCGTCTGCCAATGCGTCGAATGCCCGCGCCGGTCGCGCTGGTGGCGGCGGTGGCGGTGGCGGTTCTCGCTCAAGCGGGGCGGCTCCCGCCTCTAGCGGTCCTCGTCGTCCGTGGGAGCGCTACTAATGGTGCAGCAAAGCGGTCCTGCTGTCGGAGAAGTCCAAGACGGCTACAGGTTCAAGGGCGGCAACCCGTCCAACCCTGATTCGTGGGAACAGGTCGGAGAGATTGATGTCTCTGCGGAATACGGGGCGGGTGCGCGTCAAACGCCGTCTGGCCGCGTGTATCGCGTTGGCCCTCGTGGGGGGCAATACGAACTTGGCCATGTCAATGAAGATGGCGATACCGCTCCGAAGCTAACTGAGGGGCAAGGTAAGTCTGTTCTCTACGGCGGCATGATGGCTGGCGCTGAGCGCGACTATCAGGCTGCGCGTGAAGCCGGTTACGATCCCGCCAGCATCCGCAATCAGCTCGCCCGAGGAGCCGGGGTCATTCCGTTTGACGGAGACTTCTTTGGTCGCCTGATCCGTGATGATGTTTCCGACCGTGGCAACCAAGCCGAACTCCGCTGGGCAGAGGGGAACCTTCGCCAACTGACCGGCGCGGCGGCAACCAATCCCGAGATTGCTCGCGTTGCTGCGATCAACTTTGACCGTGGCAATGATGAGCTTGCGGATCAACGCTACCGCACGCGTGCCGAAACGTATCAGGGAACGCGATACGCGGCAGGCCCCGGCTCTGCGGCTCTCCCTGCCTATCCTGGCGCACCGGGCGGCATTGATGCTGGCCCTGTCGATCCGGCCACCGGCCTGCCGACTTATCCCGGCCTAACGCGCACGAACGCGGCGGATGCTCCTTTGCCTCCCGGCGGCCTTGGGGGCGGACCGAGCGGTCCCGGCTCTGCACCTGACACGGCCATTGATGTCACCAACCGTGAAGCCCTGCTTTCGGCTGGACCGGGTGCGTATGTCCGTTTTCCTGATGGATCGGTTGAGCGTCTGTCGAGCGCTCCGATTGTCGGTGAAGCGACAGGGCAAGAAGTCTCGCCCGGTGTGTTCGCTCAAGCGGTCACTCCCGCACAAGCTGTTGCTGCTCGCCGTGAAGATGAGGGCATTGGTCGCCGTGTAGATACGGCGGTTCGCGGCGCTGCGGACGCCCTTACCTTTGGCTTGTCGGATGAAATCACCGCTGGTCTAAACACGGTTGCTCCGCTTGATCGTGGAACGCGCGGCGGCTGGAATGGTGATTGGGAAGGCGCTTATCGCCAGAACCTAGACCTGATGCGGTCGATTGACGAACTCGACGCGGAACAGATGCCGCTTACCCGTGGCGCTGGTCAGGTTGCCGGTGCGCTTGCTGGAGGTATTGGCGCGGCTCGTGCGGCCCCCGCGATCCTCCGCAATGCCCCTCGTGTAGCAGGAGCTACGGGACGTCAGGTCGCAGGACGAATTGCAGGGAACACTGCGCGTCAGGCGGCTATAGGCGCGGCTGGTGCTGGCGCTTACGGCCTTGGCTCTGCTGAGGGCAATGTCCTTGAGCGCTTGCCGGAAGCGGGTCAATCGGCCGTTCTGGGCGGTGTTCTTGGCCCCGTCGTGTCCAAGGTTGGCGAAAGCGTTCTGTCTCCTGCTGCTGGCGCTATCGGTCGGGCCGTGGGTTTGGCTCCTCGCCGTAGCGCGCTTGAAGGCGCGGTTAGCCGGTTTGGGTCTCGCTACAACCCGAACCCCAATGTCCTCTCGCAACAAGTCGATGATCTGGAAGCCTTGGGCATTCAACCCGCGTTTGTCGATGTGATGGACCGGGGGCAGCGCGGCCTTGGCAGGGCCTTGGCAATGCGCCAGACGCCCGCGCGTGAGGCCGTGTCCGAGTTTGCAGAGAACCGCGCCGAAAGCCTCCCCGACCGTCTCTCGCGCCAAGCCCGTCGCACGATCAGCAATGATCCGCGTTCTCCGATGGAGATTCGCGAGGCCGTTGGACAAGAAGGCCGCCGTCAAGCCGCTCCGCTGTATGAGCAAGCCTACGCACAGCCCGTCGAGGTTACGCCGGTCATCCAAGACCTTCTGCGCCGTCCCGCTGGGCAGGCCGCACTGCAACGCGCTCAACGCATTGCCGCGAACGAAGGCCAAAGCATAGACATGCAAAACCCGTCGATGCAGACGCTGGACTATGTGAAACGCGGTCTTGACGACGTTCTGGAAGGCTACCGCGACCGCACGACGGGCCGCATGGTTCTGGACACCGAAGGGCGGGCAATCGAAGGCGTGCGCCGTGACTTCCTTGGCGAGCTGGACAACATCAATCCGGCTTATCGTCAGGCCCGCCAGTCCTACGCGGATATGTCCCGCCTTCAGGAAGCGACCGATCTTGGCGAGGGCTTCCTGACCACGGAGGCCGATGAGTTTGCGGCTCGCGCTGGTCGTCTGACACCGGAGCAACGCCCGCTTGCCCAAGCCGCCGCACGTCGCGCGGTTGAGCGTGGAGCATCGACCCAAGGCAACGCACCGGGCATCGCTCAGCGCCTGTCGTCTGGTCGTGAGCAAGGGATGCGTAATCAGGCCCTGTTGGGTGAGGGCGCTATCCCGATGCAGAACGCCATGGGTGCTGAACGCCGCATGGTCATGAACGCTCGCGACATCAATCCGGGCGCTGGGTCTCCTACGGCTCAAAACCAAATGGACCTGATGGAGACCGGCGGAAACATCCTCAGTGCCGGGGCCAGCGCTCTGACGGGGAATGTTCGCGGAACCGTGGGGAGCTTGGCTCGCCTAGCCCGTCTTGGTTACTCCGACCGTGAGGCCGAAGCGATCATGACCGCCGCGATTGACCCGACTCAAACCCGCTCGCTGATCAACATGTTTGCCGAGCGCGGACTGTCCAAAGAGAAGGCCCGCAACCTCACGCGAGCACTTCGTTTCTACGCCAGCCAAAGAAGCGGTGATATGGCCGCTGGAGACGCACAATAATGGCCGCCGGTCGCTTCGTTGTCCCTCCCTATTTCCCTGCCCGCAACCGTCAGAATCAGCTTCTGGGCGGCGCGCTGCTCTACGTCTATGTGAACAACACGACGCAAAAGGCAGCGATCTACACGAATGAGGGCCTTTCGGTTCCTTCGTCCAACCCCGTTGTTGCAAATGCTTCGGGGCAGTTCCCGTCCGTGTTTGCAGAGGCTGGGACGGAAGCAGACCCGGTTCTCTACAGCGTCAGCGTCACGACGGCCACGGGCGCTTCGCCGGGCAATCCGTTCAACTTCAATAACTATCGACCCGCTGTCGATTATGAAACAGCAGCAGTTGCGCTTGCTGAATCTGCGGCTGACTCGGCGTTGAACAGTGCGGCAGATGCTGCGGTCTCGGCAGGTGAGGCAGAGGCAGCGCTCCTTGAAATCGAGGACATTGTTGCGAACTCGCCGGATGCCCCTTCGGTCGTAAACAAGCTGAACCGTGACGGGGACAACTCTCAGCCGAGCTTCCTGACCAATGTCGGCGCTCTCTCTCGAGAGGGCAACAACACTGATCTCGACTTCTTCGATAACCTCTCCATCGCCATGAACCCGGAGACGGACGCCCCGACCTTCAGGACGGCGCTAGGTATTGCTCTGGTCTCTCCTCGCGATTACGGCGCGGTCGGGAACGGCACGACAGATGATCGCCAAGCCCTGTTCGATGCGGACGCGGCAGGACCCACCACCCTGACGGCTAACTATCGTGTCGCCTCCAACCTGACTTTTACCAAGCCGGTGACCTTCACGGGCGTAGGCAGGCTGACGATTGACAACGGCGTGGTCGTTACCTTCACGAGTCAGGTTCAGGCTCCAGACCGACAAATCTTCTATGGCGACGGGGGCGGCGCTGGCCTTCCTGTCAGCCGCGCAATGTGGTGGGCCGGAGACTCTTTGAACGATGTCGCCGTTAACGCCCGCGTGCGTCTTCAGAAGGCGCATGGCTGCGTTGTCAACGGCGGTACGGTCGCCTATCCCACGGGGCGGTTTTATATCGACGGCGGGACGGCGATCACGAACAATCGCGGCCAGCAAATCGTCGGTACTGGCGCTTCAGAAATCTGCTTCACGACCCGTGCAAGCAATGTCTTCACGTTCGGCACGCTGTCTGGCGCGTCGATTTCTGGAATGACGATCCTCAATAATCAGAGCTATTGGCCCACTTCTGGCACGGCGATTATTGTCAATGCTTCCGGGTTCTTCTCGTTTGACAATCTTAACATCCGCCAAGCCTTCAACGGAATGTATTGCCTGAACAGTCCTGTTATTCGCGGGTCCAACTTCAACTTTGGTGAGTGCCTTAATACGGCGTTCTTTGCTCAGACTTGCACCGACGTTTTCCTTGGAGACTACATTATCGCCGCTCCGGTGGACTGGTGGGAAGTCGAGGACATCGTTGGGACGTATATTCCCGGCGAGATTGTAGAGGCATCCGGCTCTGGGGCTCAGGGCGATTACGTCGGCGTTCCTGCGGTCAATACGCTGCTTCGTGTCACGACGCGGAACATCAACCCCGTGCCGGGCGAAACGATCACGGGCCTTACCTCTGGTGCAACATCGACGCTTGTCCAGCAGGTTGTCCCGTTTGAGTTCGGAGCGATCCGACTGCTCAACGGCGTTGAAGGCTTCGTGTCCTCGGCTGGCGACATCATCGGCGGCAAGTTCTCCATGACCACGGATGGCGTCTACGTCCCCGGTCAGCGCCCGGCTTACTGCAAGTTCATCAACACCCTGTTTGACTCCTCCGACGAGGGGGTGAACCTGAACAACTGCGTTGAGATGGAGTTCGTAAACGCGTGGTTCTCCAATCGCCCCGGTAAAGGCCTCACCGTCCTGCAATCGGACGGCGTCAAACTGATTGGCGGTAAGGCGATTAACTGCTGGCAGGAGGGCGTTGACGTCTACGCCACGGCCAAGAATTTCACCGCTCTGGGCTTCTCGGCGCGATCCAACTCCACGGCATCGGCAGGTATGTTCGCGGGCATTCAGGTCCGCGCAACGACCAACCTGTTTGATATTTCGCACTGCATCTTTGACGAGGGCGATATTGGTTTTGGGACGCAAAAGACCGGCTGTGAAGTCGTAACCGGAACCGCATCGAACTATGTCCTGCGGGATAACCTTGGCCCGGTGATCGACAACGGCAACCCGGAAACCACCACCTCGCCCGCTGTTACGGCGTCGTCGGGGACGTTCACGACCGCCCCGGTTTCCACCCTTCGCTCGCAACTCTCGAATGACTTCCTTGAGTTCACGCTGGATATTGCGCCGCCTGCGTCTGTCGGGACGGCATCGGGAACCATGCTTCTGACGATGCCGTATGCCGCGAAATGGCCGGTGACGTTCCTTGGCACGGACCTGAACCCGCTGTCTGGCGAGGTTGTTCAGGCAACTATGGGCGTCGGGTCGAACGTGCTAAATATCAAGTTCGCATCGGGCGGCTCTGCCATTGACGCGGCGACCAACATCAGCGGCATTACCGGAAGCTACAGGATTTCGTAAATGGCTAAAGCGCCCAAGTCTGGTAAAAAGGCGGGGCCGCGTGACGTGCGCGGTCCTATCCCCCGTCCTCCTTCCCCTCCCAAGCCGAAGAAGTAGAACCATGACCGATCCGATTGAACCGCCCGACGAAGGCGAAGGCCCGATTCCGATTCCGCCTCCCCCGCCGCCTCCTCCTCCCCCCGGAGGCTGACGATGTATGAGGCCGTACTGATTTTTCTGCTGTCTCTCGGGTGCCTGAACAAGGCATCTCGACCCTTCGCCGCCATCATGGTTGCGAACATGGCGATCAACTATCTGATCGTCATTCAGTACGGTCTCTTCATCTGGGTTCCGGTTGTAGATGCTGCGGCCTTCATCAGCATGGCATGGTTCACGCTCAAACGTCCGTCTTGGTGGACGTTCCTTGTGTCTGAACTCGCATTTGCTGCGGTCATCTCCCACGTTGCCTATTGGACACTTGACGCGTTCGGGTTGTATTTTGGCTCACAATATCAGATAGTTCTAGGTGGCGCTTTCATCCTGTCGGCGTTGATCCTTGTCCTCGGAGGATATGACGTTGGGAAGCTTGTCGGGACCGCTTGGCGTAGCCTTGCCAGCGCTTTTGATATGCGCCGTCGTCATGGCTATTCTGGTTCGTCGGCTATCCAAGATCATAGCGAGGATGCGCGGTGAGTCCTAACGTATGGATTGCGCTTACGGCTCTCGCGATGGCGTCTCTGGTTCATGTGATTGCGGTAGTCGTCTGGCTGACGCGTCTGGATATGCGCCTGAAGACGGCAGAGAACACGCTAGGCGACATGAAGGGCTCCGGTGAGCGCCTGATGAGAATGGAGACGGAGATGCATGGTCTTCGCGACGACGTGCGCGGGATTAGCGCCGGTCTCGACTGGCTGCGCACTGTCCCCGGATATGCCCCTCCCCATAAGGCAAGGCCATGAAAAGCATTCTTGCACACCTCCACATAGACGCTACGGCGATGTCCGGGCTTCTGGCTCTAGGCGTCATCGGAACCGTGGCTATCATGCACGGAGACGGAGAGACCGTAGCAGCGGCGGCGGTCGGAGCTATTGGAGGGTGGATGGCCCGTGGTTCTGGCCGAACGACCACGCAAACCGAGGGCAATCCGCCCGTGACGACGACTACTGAATAGCGCGCTCAACACTCCAGCCATCCCGTATCCTTCGGGCCAGTTTTTGATATGGAAGGCCTAATTTCTGAGCGGCGTCAGTTACGGTCATCCGCTGGCCGTCAACCTCAATCCACACGTTAGACGTCCTGTTGCGCGACTGAACGTCAATGGTCACCCATCGACAATTACCGGCAGAATAATTCGCGTTTACATCGATTCTATCCAATGAGTGTTTCGGGCTAGGGCGACGTCCCATGTCGGACAAAAACGCCATGTAGTTAGACCGCCACTCAGAACACATTCCAATTCCCCTGCCCCCATACCGGCTGTATCTGGTGGAAGTCGGGGAGTAGCACCTCGCTTTCGCGTTTAGCCAAGCCGCATATTCTGGCGTCTTGGTTTCTCCGTGCTTTGTTACCGCGCGCGTTGCGTTCTCTCGGCCCAAGCACCCACAGCTCTTTGTGTTTCCCGAAACCAGAGAGCCGGAAGTCGGCCTAGTTTCTTTTCCGCAATCGCAGATACACAGCCACGCAGATAAACCATTTTTGCTTTCGGATGGGCTTACGGCGGTTAAGCGTCCAAAGCGCCTCCCGGATAAATCTGCTCGTGCTGTCATAATTACCTCCCAATGTAACTAACGATAGCTCATTGCGATACACGTTACAACCGGCCTAGTTTTCCGCCCGCGATAGCGTCCCGCCTGTCCGCGTTACCAACCCGGAAGACGATGCGGTGAAGATTGAGGAAGTGAAGTAGGTGCGAGGCCGGGATTGATGCCGGCTACCTTGATCAGTGTGGATCGGTAATCAAGGCTTAGGATTGGCGTCCTGCGTGTCCATCCACGCCGCTCGCACAAGAACCGCTAACTGTTGCGGTATACTTCAAATTGACCGGGGTGAAGTTGTGAGCGAGGGTCGCGAGCTTCATCGGTGACGCTCTCGCCCATCACGTCGTGCTCTTCTTTTTCGGCAACCGTAAGAGCGGCTCGGACGCAATGAGCATTAAGCTCGTTATCGAACTCTCCGATAACCTCTGATTTTCCGGTTCGTCCAGCCTCTTCGTAGCGGGTCACAATCCACCGGGTAACGGGGCGCACACGATATTCAATAGTGGCAATCATTTTGATCTCCTGCCTCCGCAGAGGCGTAAGACGCTGTAAGATCACAGCCTATCCATAATGCACGTCTTTCGCTAAGGTGCAACCTATGTCCAAAGCTCTTTTCGACGCCGTCCGCTCTATCAAGGGCAAGCCTCTTACCCAAGCCGACGTTGATCTGATCAACCGCGCTCTTGGTGTGTCTGTGGTTGAGGCTTCCAAGGTCGGCTTCCGAGCTAGTGCGCGGTGCATCTCCCTGATCCACTCTTTCGAGTCCCTAAAGTTGGCGGCGTACAAGGACCCTGGCTCTGCAAACGGGCTACCGATCACTTGCGGTTGGGGTTCTACGCGGGACCTGGACGGAAAACCGATCAAGCTCGGCGCTATCTGGACGAAGGAATACGCCGACAAGGTGTTTGCCCGCGACCTGGCGGACTTTGAGCAAGGCGTAAATCTGCTGATCGGAACAAGCCTGACAACGCAGAACCAGTTCGATGCGTTGGTTAGCTTCGCCTACAATGTCGGTCTCGACATTGACGAAGACACGAAGGCTGAAGGGCTGGGCGACTCTACGCTGCTTCGCAAGCACAAGGCGGGCGATTTCGTGGGTGCTGAGGCCGCGTTCATGGCTTGGGTCTATAACGACGGCAAGAAGACGAATGGCCTTGTGCGACGGCGTCAGGCCGAAGCGGACCTGTATGGGGCTTTGTCGTGACCCTAGAAGAAGAGAACATTCAACTCCGCGAACGGCTAGCAAGGCTTGAGACCGCCTTAGCTGACGCCGGTAAGTGCCCGCGCTGCGCTCTGACGCGTATGGAATGCGCTGACGTGATTGCGGAATTTGAGGTCGAGCGCCGGGCTAGGTGAGCGAGCCTCGGGAGTCGCACCCGACATTCCTTACCGAAACAGCTACCCTAAGGCTCTGCGAGGGAATTGCACCCTCTACGGCACTGCTGCGGCTCGCGCATCTATAGTAGTACGCCCCGGCAGAACGAATCCACCGGGGCGCTCTCCCGACCCTCTCGGAGGCCAGCAGAAAGATACTAACTACTTCAACCAGTACGCTGTGTCGAACCAGCGACGAGCGGCAGGACTCTGATTTCCCTGCACGCGAAGCCCGAAGGCGACTACGGCCCAGAGGTTCACCGTGTTTCGCTCGCCCATCCAGAAACCACGCTAGGGCGTAGGCGTCAAGTCCTTGGGAGGCATCAGCCCCACATCACGCATCCGACCTATAAAACGATCCCACTCTTCTACGGCCAAAAACATTACCTCAAAGGGCGCACGGAATTGCAGAGGAATAACGTTCCAAAAGCCCACGGGAAGAGAGTCGCGCAACTGGCGCAGTTTGTTCGCGGCTTGAAGAAGGTCATCAAGTTTGCGGTCGATTTCGGCTAGGGGAGTGGTCATTGTGTCTCACTTTGTTCCGCAGTCAGCTTCGCATAGTGGACCGCGAACTCCGGCGTCATGATGAAGTTGCGGAGAATGCGCTCTCGGCTGAGACCTTCGCTCAGCGTGTCCAGATGGAAGTCAAAGCCGTAGCGATCCGGCTCACGACCCAGCAAGGCAAAATACAGGTCGTTCAGATATTGCTTGTCGGTGGTCATTTCTTTTCTCCGAAGGTTTCAAGGAAGGCACGTCCATTATTCCAGAATACGCGCCATTTTCCGGGGACAGCGTATCGTTGGAATTTCCCGGCTTTAAGGGCCGAAAGGGCTTGAGTGGGGGTCATTGGATGATCCTTTTGATTGGCGCATCGAACACAATTGCAGATTCTGCCGATGGCGCAGATGAAAGAACAAAAGTGCAGTCGGCCAAAGTGCTGTGAGTATTTGCACCAAAATACGTCAGCGGGCCTCCCTTGAATTCTGGACGAGCTACAATGCAGCACCGCATCATTCGCATATTGCGGGTGATTACTATTGTTTCAGAGATGGAAAGCTCTGTGTCGTAAAGCTCAAAAGCGCCGCCACGATATGCCATAACTCCATCTCTGATCCTCACGGCCTTACCTTCCAGCCAAGCCTTAAGCCCCGGAGAATCGTCGTGGATGCCGTCAGCGTAGATCGTCGGCGTTGTCTCAAGCGCCGCGACTTGCGTAGCCCCGGCAAGCGCGATAGCCCCGCCAAGGAACAGCCTGCGTGAGAGGTTCATTGTCCATCACTTTGTGCTGAAGGATTGTAAATACGGGGAGGCTTAAGGGCCTGAACCTTGGCCAACAGCCTCAGTCGCCCTTCTCCGGTAAGGCCAGAGCCAAGAACGCGTGTGACGTTCTCATAGGGGCCTCCAAGAACTTTGTTCAGGTGTTCCCACTCGTCATTGTCGATTTCAAGGATCATCGAATCCGCTCCGCTGCTCGTGCATTGGCATTCTGTGTGCGCCAAACTTCCATCTTCGCGTTAGCCGCTGCGTATCTCTGGCGTGACGTATAGTCGGCTTTCGCCTGTGCGCCGACCTTGGCTAGATGCTCCTTGAACCGGGGTTGAGCCCTAGCCCATTGCTCACGCTCCGTTGCGGACTTTGCGTCGCTCTCGCCCATTAGCTCGGCAAGAACGGTCTTAGTCAAGGCGTCCAGATACTCGTGTGCGGCCCGGTGCGCCGCTCCTGACTCGTCGCCCAGAACTTCTAGGACGTGGTGCATGTCGTCGTCAGAAACTAGCATCGCAGAGCCCTCAAGCGCTCAACCTTTTCCGCCAGATCGGCAAGGAACTCAGACACCGCCTCCTCCATGTTGCTGATAGTGTCTTCGTCTCGATCATAGCGGGCGACGAACATTTGCAGTTCAGGCGGCATACGGGGATCGAATGAAACGAAGTCGCACCATTGACGGCCCGTGCAGGCCATCTGAAAGGCCATCTGGATTTGATACTTTCCCGGAATCTCGCCAGACAAAAGCGTCTCAATGTGAGTCGCCGTATTCGGACACTTGATCTCGATAAGCCCCTCAGTTCCGACAAGACCGTCGGGTGACGCGCCCGCCATTTCCAGGGTCGGGTGCAGAACGAAATCGACCTGCTCCACGGCCACGAACCTATCGGCCTCGTAAGCCTCTCTGGCGGCTGCTTCGTTATCTACGCCCCACTGCATCGCCGCGTTGGTGAAAGACGGCTCCACGGTCCCCGTAAGGCGTTCTGCGACCAACTGCGCCATGTAGTTAGCGCGGGAGGCCGACGGGCCGGTCTTGGTCTTGGCGAGGATGTCAGCGACACGAGAGGCCGTAACCTTCCCGCACCGCTTCGCAAACCACGCTGCTGAGCCCTGATCGCTCATGATCCCACTCGCAGTTCTGTATAGAGGTCTTCCAGCTTTTTGAAGCGTTCGGGGTCGTCGGTCTCAAGCAGGGCCATCAGCGATGAGCCCAGAGCCCACGACTTATCCAGATCACCGGCCGGAGCCTCACGCAAAGCCTTCTCTAGTGCGTCCGCACGGGCAGACAGGGGCTTAGCTGGCGCTTGTGCCTTGGGGGCGGCCTGCGGCTGATTGCGCGACATGGCCGCTTCTCCATCGTCATCAACGGCGGCGATATTAAGCATCGCCATGAGGCTGTAGCGTCTAGCATAGCTAACCGCCGACCCCGCGCCCTGTGGATCAACCTTGCCCATCGGCAGGCTGAAATCTGTTTCAATCCACTCTCCGCTTTCGTGAAGCAGGCGAGTGGTCAAGGTGATAGCGTTTCCGTCCAACGGGCCGGGTCCTTGAAGGACAGTCAGGCCGTTTTCAGACAATGGCCCGTGCGAGGCCTCGATAACGCCCTCAAGCGTGGCGTGTTTGCCAAAGTTTCCCTTGGCGTCCTTTTTCACCCCGTCCATTGCGTTGATTGCCTTAACCAAAGCGGGGGCGATTTTGCTCAGCGTTTCTGACGTTCTCATTTCCACGTTTCCTGGCGAGCGATCTTGCTAATCGTCGCTGTGGTTAGCCCATAGCGGGCGCTTAAATCTTTAAGGTAAACGCCCTCGGCTCTGAGCCTACGGATTTCCTCAACGTCGGGCCAAGTGATTTTGGCTTTATTGTTCCGTTCGCCGGTCGGTTGATTGCCTCGGCCTTTTGCCTCTTTATCCGCGTTATTGTCGGCGACCGTTCCAAGGAAAAGGTGGTCAGGGTTAATGCACTCGCGGATATCGCATCGATGCAAGACGCACAAACCAGACGGCACAGGCCCCCTAAAGGCTAGCCACGATGCCCGATGAGCTCTTACGGTTCGCTTTCTGCCCACAACGGATAAGTGGCCGTATCCGGTTTTAAGGCTTCGGGTCCACAGCCAGCACCCGCCGTTCGTGTCAAACTCGACGGCTTCCAAAAGCCGATCTGACAATGGCCGCCCTTTAGGCATCTTCACTCCATTTCTGTTGAGCCTCTACAGCAGCCTTAAGGGATGCAAGAGCGGCTTGGTGGTCGGAGGAGTCGGAGTCTTCCAGAAACCGAATCCATGCCTGAGCCTCTTTAGGCTCGGCGGGAAAGTGGGGGCCGGTCCAGTACCTGAGGAACACTCGGCCGTCCTCATGAACCGCAAAGGGTGCTGAGGGAGGGAGGGGGAGGAATGCCCTCACTTTGCCTCTCGCGTCTGGCGCATCAGGTCATGCAGCGAAACGGTCGTTGCCTCGGCCATCGCTTGCTCAAAGTCGTTGATGTATTTCCGCTTAAAACGCTTGGCGTGATAGCGGCGAAAAGCCTTTGCCATAGCCTTTGCTTGCTCACCGTATTCGTCGCCTTCATGGCAGGCTTCGTAAAAGCCCTCTCTATCTTGGATGGCGTAGATGAGGGCTTGCTCGATAAGCTCCTCAACGGTCCATTTCATTTGAGTGCTCACGGCATCATCCCCAACCGCGTCAGAATATGCCCGCGCTCAGCCGTCAGCTTGACGAACTCCGGCTCATACTGAGACCAACGCTTCTTGTTCTTCTTCAGCCTGTCGATCTGCGTTTTCAGGAACTCACGACGGCGAGAGACGATCTCAAGCCTGCGTTCCAGATCAGCCGGAAGCTCAGGACCGGCCATACGAGCAAGACGGGCTAGGCGTTCAGTCTCTCCACGGGCTTGATCGAAGGCGGTGTTCTTGGGGGCTTCCGTGGGCTTTCCGAGAAGCCATTTGAAGTTCTGGAACGGCATCCATGTGGGCATGAACTTCATTGGTCGTTCCCCGTGACAATAGCCCCGGCCGCAATGGCGAGAACCAAGGGCCAAAGAGCCACCACAAGAAGGGCGGTGACGGGCTTTCCATAAAGGGTTTTGGCGCTGGCCCCCACGAGAAACCCGCCAACCAAAACGTAGGCAATGCAACCAACCCAAACAAACTCGTTCATCTTCCATTCTCCAACTTATTGATAGCGTCCGACAGAGCGTTAAGCAGGCTGTCAAGGCGTTTGATTTCTTCCGGTGTCGCGCTGGCAATGCGCTCAATGCTGCGGACTCCAAAGGCGAGGTCTGAAATTCCACGCTCGCAGGACTGTGCGATAGGGATGTATGCGGTTTCTGTGTCGATCATCCCGCCATCTCCTCTTCGATCAGCGCCAGAATCAGCGCGGCCTCTGCCTCATCATTCTTCCGCGTTCCGCTTGCCATCATTGCAATGTCAAACGGTTGGTCATCCGTCATGTTGAGAGACTTGCAGAAGGCTGCGGTTTTCTCCGCGATGGCTTCCAGTTCACGGACACGATCCCAAGCCTCTTGCCGAGACGCGTCGTTAGCGCCGTGGCGGTCTTGATAATCCCGCATGAACTCATTTACGGCTCCGAAGACGGTCATTGATCCCGCTCCTTCCATGCATCTTTTGCGCGGTCTGCCATGTCTGCGATGCGGTCTGTCATGGCGTCGTAGGCCTGTGCTTCTGCCTCGGCGCGAGCTTCGTCCTCGCTCATGCCTTGCTCTTCATAGAGTCCGGTCAAACGCTCCAACTCTTCAATGTAAATCTCTTTCATCTGCTCTCTCCTTGTTGAAGCCAGAGAACCACGCCGCCGCGCTGGTGTCTAGAACTTTCTGCACAAAAATGCGGATTGCAAACGATCCGCCCCGCGTCTATGGTGTCGTCATGACTGACTGGAAATCACAACTCACCGAAGCCGAAGCAGAAAACCTCGCTCAATGGGAGGCGGATATGCAGGACTTCAAGGACAAGGCCGCTATCTATGTGGTCTGGAAACGCAGGCTTGCCGACAAGGTGCGAGCCAGGATCAGGAAGGCGGCGTTCCTCGCTAGGTCTGAGCCATGACCCTTCGCCCGCTCAAATATAAGAACATCCGCACTGCCCTTGACGGGATCGTCTTCGACTCACAACGGGAAGCGAAACGATACGGCGAACTCAAGTTGCTGGAACGCGCTGGCGAGATCAGCGGCTTACAGCTTCAGCCTCGTTTTCCCATTGTCATAAACGGCGTGAAGGTCTGCACCTATGTCGCGGACTTCCAATACCGCACGCCATCAGGACCCGTTACAGAAGACGTCAAGGGGATGAAGACGCCGATCTACAATCTGAAAAAGAAGCTCGTTAAAGCCGTTCACGGCATTGAGATTTTGGAGTCGTGATGCGTGAAGAAATCATAGGCGACTGCCGTCTGATCCTTGGCGACTGCCGCGACATACTGCCGACCCTTGGGCCGGTGGATGCGGTTGTGACTGATCCGCCGTATGGGATCGCTTCGACATGGAAGGGGGGTTTTAGCGGCAAGCACGGATGGGGCAAGGCTAAGGGGGAGGCCGATCTTCGTAACGAATGGGATGACGAAGCCCCCAGCGCGGACCTATTTGACGGTTTGCGCGCCATGAGCCGCGAACAGATAATTTGGGGCGGAAACTATTTCCCCCTGCCGCCTTCCCGTTGCTGGCTGGTCTGGAACAAACCAGAGCGCAATTTTACGCTGGCCGAAGCCGAATTAGCTTGGACAAACCGAGATAGCGTGGTCCGTGTGTTTGACAGTCCTCGCTCAGAGCCGGGACGTTTGCACCCGACGCAAAAGCCGGTGGCGGTCATGGCGTGGTCAGTCGAAAAGACCAAAGGAACCGTCCTTGACCCATTCATGGGTTCAGGCACGACCGGCGTTGCATGCGTCAATCTCGGCCGCTCTTTCATCGGCATTGAGCGCGAAGAGACCTACTTCGACATCGCGCTAAGGCGGATAGAGGAGGCTTACCGCCAACCCCGCCTATTCGCAGAGCCTATCGCCAAGCCCATTCAAGAGGCGCTAGACTTGTGAACCGCCAGCCCGTCGAACTTGATCCCCGCAAGGGAATGACCCCAGCGCGTCGCCGCCGCATCTTGGCTCACCACGGAGGAATGTGCGCCTATCCCGATTGCTTCGTCTGCACGGACCTTGAGATAGACCACGTTATCGCACTGGCCCTCGGCGGTAAGGATTCCGACGAAAACTTGGAGCCTCTTTGCCGTCACCACCACGGCATGAAGACCCGACGAGACGTGAAGATGATTGCGAAGGCCAAGCGCCTGATCCGCAAGTCTTCAGCAGAGACACGCAAGCCATCGACCCTTCGCGGTCGCCCATTCCAAACCGGCATAAAGCAGAAGATCGCAAGCCGTCCATTTCAGAAGAGGAAGCCATGAGAAAATCGGCCAGAAGCGTTATCGAGGAGGTTGCCGCAAGGTACGGGCTGCAATTGAAAGACATGCAGAGCCCGGCCAGATACCGTCGCCTCGCATGGCCTAGGCAGGAGGCCTATTTTGAGGCCTATGTGCAATGTCCACACATTAGCCTTCCTGCGATTGGAAGAATTCTGGGCGGACGTGACCACACCACGATCAGAACCGGCATAATTCATCACGCTCGACGGATTGGTCTGGACTATGAAGACATCAAGAGGTCTGGACCTGTCGCGCCTCGCTTCAGCCCCCGTTTAACGATCCCCGCATCTGCGGCTGATTATCGCGAAGCGGCCCGCCTGTGAGCCCGTATAACCCACTCGCCCGACGTGGCCGCAAGTCCATTGACGGCATTCCGACTCCTACAGGCAAGGATGAGGAACTAGCCCGCCGAGCCCAAGACGATTCTTTCCGTCGCCATCTCGCACTCCACGCCCATCTCTTCCCAACACAAACCCCTAAGGAGAACTAACCAATGGCCTACGAGCAACGCCCCGGCGACATCGCCATCTTCAAAGAGACCGACAAAAAGAACGAGAAGGGTCCTGACTGGAAAGGAACCATGATCGTCCCTGAAGCCGCCAAGCCCGGCGATAAGCTGGAAGTGGCTTTCTGGGCCAAGGGAGACCGTGGGACCATGCTGGCGGGTTCTGCCAAGCCGGGACGCTCTAGGGATGACCGTGAGGCCGTCAAAAGCGATGGTCGCGGAGGTTCTGGCGATATGGCCGGGCGCGGTGGTTACGACCGTGACGACGGAATCCCGTTCTGAATAAAACTCAGCCCCCGGAGCGCGATTGCACCGGGGGCTTTGTTTTGATACAACGGCTGCGTCAGGTTTCAGCCAAGTCACCCGACACCCAATCACCGGCTATGTGGAGCCAGACGTGACCATGCGGATATACCGCGATAGAGATACGCTTTCAAGCCCGCGAGGTTCATCCGCGTGGCATTGAGCGCTTCCACAATCGAGCTTTTTTTTTCCTTCGGCCTGTCTCCTCAACAGGTCGCAGAGGCGCTTGCGGCTATACAGCAAGACATGGGTCCGACCGCCAGACAGGCGCGCAATCGGCGTTACTATGAGGCACACAAGGCGTCTGAAAAGCGTCTTAATCCGTCTGAATCAGTCGTTTCAGACGATC